CTGATACATTTAAAACCATACTTCAAGCAAATAAAGATATGGAAGGTGGGAAATTAAAATTAAGTAGCATGGGACTAATGAGGTTAGATTTTAACTTAGATGATATTTCCTCAAAATATTTTATGGTAAGAAAAGCAGAAACAGAATTTTAATATACGTATAACAAAATATAATCGCAGCTTGGGCGCGTAAGTTTTATTTTTTTAACCCGCTGATCGAAAGACAGCACAAATATATAAATGATATGAGTACATTATTCAACGAACACCCGTTAACACCCTTCGATATTTTATATCGAAATTTTTTCAAAGCAGATGAGCAATTCGCTCCTGCATTAAATTCCAAACAACCACATCCTTTAGACATTTATCACGATCCCGAAGGTCTTTACTTTGAGATTGCGTGTACTGGTCTTACTAAAGAAGATATCTCAATTGAGGTAGAATCTGATGTATTAAGGATATCCTATGATAAACCAAAAGAAGAAACCCCAACAGATTTGTCAGGGTATATTTATCATGGTTTAAGTAGAAAATCATTCAGTTTAGGATATAAAATTGCACCTAAATTTGATTTAACAAAAATTGATGCTGAAATGGAAAATGGATTATTAAAAATCTCAATCCCACTTACCAAAGAAGCTAAACCAAAAGCAATTAAAATTAAGTAATAGTTTTAAAAGAAAAACGTGTCCAAGCGCGATTTTATTCGTATATTACAGTTATAAATAATAAAGAAAAGTTATATGAGAAACACAATTATTAAGGATCCAATCCTAGAGCCTTATCACCTTTCAAAAGATCAATATTGCTATACTTTGATTGAAACTATCACTCCTGATGAGAAAAATATTGGGAAGTTTGGTAAAAAAGATAATGGTAATCAAGGTAAAGATTATGAAAAACCTATTGGGTATTACACTAATTTAGCATCAGCACTTAAAAAAATAGCTACCCTTAAATTACACAACCAACAGTCTTACCCCACTGTAAAAGAATATATTAAAGAGTGGGAATATCAAAAAGAAGAAATAGCAAAATTATTAACACAATTAGAATTAGTATGAATTTAGAAGCACTATTTGATGCGGTTATTGTTAAACCGTTAGAAGTAGAGGAAACAATGTATGGAAATATTGTTGTACCTGATCTTGGAAAAGATAAAAATGAAAAAGGAACAGTTGTAGCTGTAGGCCCTGGTAGACCATCTGTTACAGGTGATCATTTCTTTGAAACTAAAGTTAAAGTTGGAGATGTAGTAGTTTTACCTACTATGGGATTCACAAAATTAGAACATGAAGGAGAAGAATATTTTGTAGGACCTGAACAACAAATTTTAGCTAAAATAATAGTTGAATCAACAATTGAAGAAGTATTAGAACAAACAGAACCATTTAACGAAGATTAAAATGCCAGTAGATTTAAGAAAACAAATAGAATTCGGGACTGACGCCCGAAATGAATTAATGGAAGGAATAAATATCCTTGCAGACTCAGTAGTAAGTACATTAGGACCAAATGGTAGAAATGTATTAATCAGTAATTTCCCAGGAAAACCTATGAGCACAAAAGATGGTGTTACAGTAGCTAAAAGTGTTTGTGTGGATGGGAATGTTAAAGAGTTAGGTGTTAGAACAGTAAAGGAAGCAGCTATCAAAACAGCAGATAAGGCTGGAGATGGTACCACAACCTCTACTCTATTAGCTCGAGAAATGATTAATGCTGGTCTATCTAGTTTACATAATGGAGAAAATGCAGTAGAGATTAAAAGAGGAATTGACAAAGCAGTTAAAGAAGTTATTAATTGTCTTAGAAAGAATATTTCAGAAGACATTTCTTCTGAAGAACAACTCCAACAAGTAGCAACTATTTCAGCTAATAATGATATTGAAATTGGTAAATTAATTGCTACTGCAATTGAAAAAGTAGGATCCGATGGAGTAGTTCATATTGAAGAATCAAAATCAGGTGACACATACCTTGAAACAGTAGAAGGTATGCAGTTTGACAGAGGTTATAAATCACACTTTTTTGTTACTGATAATAATACTATGTCATGTAAATTAGATGATTGTTACGTTTTAGTTGCTAATCATAAATTTACCCAAGTAAAAGAATTACTTCCAATTTTAGAACAAGTTTCAGCAACAAATAAATCTTTACTAATTATTGCTGAAGATATTGATAATGAAGCTCTTGCAACTTTAATTGTAAATAAATCAAGAGGAATTCTAAAAGTAGCTGCTGTTAAAGCTCCTGATTTTGGAGATAGAAGAAAACTTATTTTAGAAGATATTGCTACTATGACTGGTGGTCAAGTATTTGATACTAGTAAAGGTATGAAACTTGATAAATTTACTTGGGACTGGTTTGGACAATCCAGAGCAGTAACAGTAACTAAAGAACAAACCACTATTATTGATGGTAAAGGAAATGAAGATGCAATTAATACTAGAATAGAAGAATTGCAAACTCAAATTGAAAAATCAACTACCCCATTTGAAACTGAACAACTTCAGAATAGATTAGCTAAAATGGTAGGAGGTGTTTCAATTATTCATGTTGGTGGTTTAACAGAAACTGAGTTAAGAGAAAAGAAGGATAGAGTAGATGATGCATTACATGCAACACAAGCTGCATTGGAAGAAGGTATTGTACCTGGAGGTGGAGCTGCTTTACTTTATGCTAGAAATAAAATTGATGTTTCTACTACTGGTGGGGAAATTGTGTATCAAGCTTGTGGTAAACCATTTGAACAAATCCTCATTAATGCTGGTTATGACTCTACAGACGCTCAAATGATCGGTAAATACCAATTAGTAGAATCAGGTAATAGTGAATGGGCAGGTTTTAACCTTAAGACAGAAGAAGTAGTAGATATGAAAAAAGCAGGTATTATTGATCCAACTAAAGTAACACGAACAGCACTTGAAAATGCAGCTGCAGTTGCGGGAACAATACTTCTTACAGAATGTGTTATTGTAGAACATCCTGAAAAAAAAGATCCAACACCTGATGAAATACACTATTAATTATGGCTAAAAAAATAGAAGAACATAATGAATTGATTGCTACTAGAGTCCCACCTGGAGATAGGTGGGTTCTAGTTGGTGATCCTAAGAAGGAAGTATTTACTACTTTAACTGATGCTTTAGAAGCATTTTTACATCAAACAGGATTTAAAGGGTCTTATAGATTAGACCCTATGGATAGTAAATTGTATGCTATTCAAACAAATGAGGTTGAAGTTAAAAAAGAAGAACCTAAAATGTTTAGTTTGTATGGAGAATTTAAACAAGGCATTTAATTTGGATATATTAAATATTATTCGTATATTTACGTTATAAATAAAAAGTTATAAATGAAAGATCACGGGTTATTAGTTGAGCGTTATAGACCAATTGAATTAGAAAATTATGTTGGTAATGAGCATATTAAAAAAACTATTAAACAATATTTAGGTCAAAATGATATTCAAAATCTTGTATTTTATGGACCTGCAGGAACGGGAAAAACAACTCTTGCTAAACTCATTGTTAAAAATCTTGATTGTGAGCATCTTTATATTAATGCCTCAGATGAACGTGGTATTGAAACGATTAGAGATAAAGTATCAGGATTTGCGTCATCAGCTAGTTTTAAACCACTTAAAGTGGTCATTTTGGATGAAGCTGATTTTCTTACTATTCAGGCGCAGGCTTCTCTCCGTAATGTCATTGAAACATTTTCGCGTACTACTAGGTTTATCTTAACTTGTAATTATATAGAACGTATTATTGATCCATTACAATCTAGATGTCAAACACTTAAAGTTGTTCCTCCATCAAAGCAAGATATTGCTTACCATCTTATGGATGTGTTTAAAAGTGAAGAAGTTGATTGTAGTGCTGATGATTTAAAAATTATTGTAAATCAATATTACCCTGATATTCGTAAAATGCTTAATACTATCCAACTATCAATTCAAGATAGTGAAGTAGTAATAGATAAATCAGTACTTGTATCATCTAATTATATGGTTCAAGTATTAAAAGAATTAAAAAATGCTAAACCGAATTGGAGAACTATTAGACAAATTATCGCTAATGCGAATGTTAATGATTTTGAGGAATTTTATCGTTATTTGTATGATAATGCTTCTATATACGCAAATGGAAATGAAGGAATGGTTGCTATTTATATCAACGAGTATAGTTATCAGTCTAATTTCCGTATTGATAAAGAAATTAACATAATGGCTCTTATAGCAAAATTAATAGAATTAAAATGAAATTTAAATCATTTAATATGAAAGAGTTTTTAATATTCCTTGTAATTTGGATTAGTCAAAATTTGGCAATACCATTCTGGATGTTAGGACATATTCATTTAAGTTTAAATGTATATAAAGATCTACATGAAATAATCGCTAGTGTAGGTATGAATATTTTAGTAGCGATTGGATTTTATCTTGATTATAAACAAAACAGTAACAATTAAATTAAATTAAAATGAGTGAAAAACAAAACATGCAAATGAATGTTGATTTGAAATCAACAACAGCAATTGAGGGAACTGATGGTAATCATATCTTTCAACAAGGTGTATTACTTAGAAAGGTATCTAAGTTTGTAGTAGGAGCGGATGAAGACGCTGTAATGCCTATCCCAGTATTTTTTGATACAGTATCTGGTAAGGTATTAGAATCAACAGTACCTGTAGAGCTTAGAGAAGAATACAAAGATATTACTCTTTAATGTCTCAAATCGAGGTAAAAAACATATTTGATTGGTTGGAGGAGATAACTTACAAGAAATCTCCTCCATCAAATTTCTCACAAGCTTCGTGGGATAAGTGGAATTCTTACATGATACATAGATACGTATCAATGTATATAGGTTACATTGATGTTGCAAACTATGTACAAAAAATTAACCCACAAAATAAACAACAAATATATTCAATTTACCGAGAAATGATTCCAAAAAAGAAAACCTGGCTTAAATACATTAAAAATCAAAATAAAAGAAATTATCAAGAATTAGCTGAATACGTAGCTGAATATTTCCATTGTTCGCTTGGAGAAGCAGATCATTATATTGATATTTTAAGACGTGTTGGAGTAGAGAATATCTTATGGGATATGGGAGTTGAACAAAAAGAAATAGATAAATTATTTAAAAAAGCAGAATTATGAGTAAATTAAGAGATATGCTCTATACCTCAGCAATAGCTGATAAAGCAAAGGCATTATTATCCTTAGAATTACTAGAACAAAACCCGGCAGGAATTGGAGATCATTCAACAGAAGATTTCTACAAAAATGCTGAAGAAGCACTTGCTATGTTAGCCGATGCTGATGAGAGGTTAGAAACAATAGAAAAATATTTAGATCAAAAAGAAGTTATTTAATAATATGAAGAAAGCAAGTTATGATGAAATTATAGGGTCAACAGTTGGTGACTTTGAAAAAATGTATCCTGAATTAGCAAAAGAATTTAAAGTAATTCAAAAAGAACAATATGAATTGTTTGCTGGTAAAATGTTAGACTATGGTTTAGGTAATATTGCTTTAGGGTCTACACTCGAGGAAGAAGAAGATGTGCAACTATCATTGACTGGGATTTGGTTGCGTTGTAATGACAAGATAAACCGCCTAAAAAACATGCTTAAACGTAAAGGTAAGAGTTATGTTACTGATGAACCTATGATAGATAGTTTTATAGATATTTCTAATTATGGAGTCATAGCTCAATTAGTAATGAGGAATAAATGGAAAAAATAAGTTGTGGGAAAAAAGAAAAAATTACCTCAAATTGTAAAAGAAATAAGAGCATATAAACCTGATGAGATAAATTACTCATATCAGAAAAATGTATCATATTCTCAATTCTCTATGTATAGAAGTTGTCCTCATAAATGGGCTCTCCAATATAAAGACGGACATAAGATATTTTCATCTACAGTTCACACTGTATTTGGAACAGCTTTACATGAAGCACTCCAACATTATTTAGATGTAATGTATGAAGAAAGTGGTGCGGCAGCTGATAGATTAGATATTTACACAATCTTTGAGGATGCTTTAAGAGAAGAATATAAAGTTCAATATAAAAAAAATAAAGGTCAACATTTTAGTTCATCTGAAGAATTAAGAGAATTTTATGAAGATGGTGTTGAAATTTTAAAAACTTTTAAAAAGAAAAAAGGACAATACTTTACAAAAAGAGGATGGTATTTAGTAGGTTGTGAAATTCCTGTTATGGTTACTCCGAATAAGTTTTATAATAAT